AAAATTAACAAGAGAGACTACTGAGAGCGGTCGCAAATATTTTACGCCAGAAGGAAATTCTTATCCTTCTATTACTACAGTTCTGAGTATTCTTAGCAAACAAGCAATTATGGAATGGCGGAAGAGAGTTGGTGAAGAGGAAGCAAACAAGATTTCTCGCCAAGCAGCAACTCGCGGTACTGCAGTTCACTCTTTAGCAGAAGACTATCTTAATAATAATGAGGACTGGAGCAAAGGTGCAATGCCTGCTAATCTAGCATCCTTTAATGATATTCGACCAATTCTCGATAAACATATAGATAACATATGGATGCAAGAACAGTTTCTTTATAGTGATAAACTTAAATGCGCAGGACAGGTTGACTGCATCGCTGAGTTTGACGGTCAACTTTCTATTGTTGATTTTAAAACATCTCGTCGTGTAAAGAAGAAAGAGAATATTACAAGCTACTTTATTCAAATGGCTTTCTATGCTGCAGCGTTCTATGAAAGAACAGGTATTCCTATTCGACAAGGTGTGATCGTTATGGCAGTAGATGGTAATGAACCACTCGTGTTCAAAGAAAATACTTATGATTACTTAGAGCATTTTCAATCCGTAAGAAAAAAATACAAAGAAATGTACGAAAAGGGTTGACATTCGAAAACGAATGTGATATACTGTGTTCCTAACAATGGAGACTCATATGATTTTTTACACTGACACTGGGCCTAAATCTGAATATAATCCCGCTTTCATCTATCGTCTCAATCCAAACACTCAATATATCAAACATCTCGAAAATCTCTTCTACCTTAAATTCCTCGAACTTAAATCTGACAATATGGTAGAACGGCATCAGGCCAAAAAAGAAATCGATATTTGTAATAAAAAACTACAATTCTGGGAACGAAAAATCGACAACCAGGAACTCATCGACAATAAACTATCTGAACTTAAAAAAATCTGGAACATATAATATGGCTTATCTTATCGAACTTGACGTCTCTCACGAAGCAGCCCATGAAGAAGTTGTGCAACTTGCCTACGATCAAGGCTGTACCGTACTCAGTAAAATGGAGCACGGCCCAGCCGGTGGCAATCCATCCTACACGTTTGCCGCAGATTCTAAACAAAAACTAATCGGTCTTGCTCAAGAAATAAACGGAATTACTCTTGACGAAGAATGGATTAAAACAAAAATCATCGACGTTGCAGAATCTATCGGAAGGATTCACGCTTGACACCTATAGAAATATTTGAATACAAAAAATCTTGGCAACGAGAAGGAAGTGGATACTACATGGTACCTATTCATTCTGATTATCGTTGGCAAGCTAAACAAGTTATAAAGGACCAAAAATTAAAACCGCAATCTTGGGACTTTAGAAAATACACTGATGTGTATGAAGACACTTATTGTTTTGAACACGAAAATGATGCAAAATTATTTTCAAATTATATGAAAAAAATTACAAAAAAGGGTTGACATTTCCTTTTGAAAGTACTATATTATTAATATAGGAAATTGGAAAGGACTACATCATGGGTACCAAATTCGTAAAAGAAGACTTCACTTGGGACGGTATGTATCTTATGTATCGTGGCCGTCACACCGGCTCTCGTAACATGGAAGAAGTACATCCTGATTGCCATTCTTCTTGGATCGGTCAGCCAAAGCCTGAGTTTATCGCTCGCTTCAAGTATGGCAACAAGCCTTGGAAATCTTGGGTTAAGTGCTTGGTTCAAAACTATACGGTTGAGTCTTACCTTGCTGAGTGTAAGGAAACGAACCCTCTAGCTGCAGTTCAAAAAGTTGGTTATTCTGGAAGAGGACGCTATTAATGGTTGACATCTTTGAAGATATTAATATAATGGAAAATGTTCTGGTCGCTCTCAACGAGGGCGCATCAGACGAAAAGTACTCTGCAATCTACAGCTTGGAAAAGCTTCTTCTCAAAAAGAAAGATTTGATTGCTCAATTCGAACTGGAGGAAAATAATGAAAGATTGGGGTAGTCACCTTGGATTTGGTCTTGCCATTGGTCTTTTCACCTTTGGCTTTACCTACGCTATGTTGTCAGCTGCAGCTTTGCCTGATGTTTGGTTCAGCTACGAAACTCAAGGATGCGTTAAAGTCTTGAACTATGAAGAAGATGATAACTATTCTTGCGAAGACCTGCCACCTCGTTATTATCACGTATGGGTTGAGTAAATGAATATATTTGTCCTTGATGAGAATCCAGTCGTATCGGCTCAAATGATGTGCGACAAACATATTCCAAAAATGATCGTGGAAGCAGCTCAAATGCTTTCCACGGCTCATCGTATGCTCGACGGTTATTCTGAGAAACGGCTTTCAAAATCAGGTAAGCGTATGATTAATTATTGGGTTCATCGAAACAATAATCTAGAAGCTTCTCTGTACAAGGCTGTTCATCATGGACATCCATGCACTAAGTGGACTATGGAATCAAAAGCCAACTATGATTGGCACTACGAGCACTTTGTAGCCCTCTGTGATGAATTTAAATACCGCTTTGGTAAGCCACATATGACATCTGATAAGCTCACAGAAACACTCCAGAGGGCTCCAGATAACATCTCAGATATCGCAATGACACCATTTGCCCAAGCTATGAGCCATTATCCAGAATGCATAGTTGAAGGCGATCCAGTACAAGCTTACAGAAATTACTATCATACTGCTAAACCGTTTGCTAAGTGGGCAAAGGGTCGTGCTGCTCCTTCTTGGTGGGAAGGTTACAAAGGTGTTGCAGCATAAATAAAGACATGAGATATATAATTGTAGATCCCGAAGAGGGAATATTCCTAGGTACTAGAGGAGATCCAGATCGTAAAAGGATTGGGATGATCTTCTCTAGCAATAACTTATTTGAACTCCGTAAAGCTTGTTCTTGGAGAACACATGCTGCTGCTCACGACTATTTAGAGCACCACATAAGACATATATGTCCATCGGCTTTTATAGCCGACGTAGAAGTAAATAACAAAAATGAGTTTGTAGATGTAATAGACATCATAAAATCGGGCTATGGCGACTACACCTTTGAGTTGTTTGATGCCATTCCTGTAGAAAATCATACTGTGCACTAAAAAGTGAAAAAAATTTAAAATAAAATGAAAAAAAGGGTTGACATTTCTTCTTGAAAGTACTATATTATTAATATAAGGAATGAAAAGGAACCACTTATGATTACTACAGCTCAAAAATTCTGGTTGGAAACTCCTCTAAACGCAGTTTCATTGTTGATGGATCAAACAGTCAGCTATGCTGAAGAAAACGAAGATCTTGCTGATATGTACAACGAAGATTGGAAAGACTTCAGCGCAGCAATCACCTTGTTTCGTAACTCAGATTGCGAAGGCTTGGCTAACCACATCATCGAAATGGATACAGCGCCTCGTGAGCAATTGATCGTGGCATTTGCTGAAGATTGTGGTAAAAATTTCGTTTCACAAAATCTAGGATGGGAACTTCGTTAATTTTTTTCAAAAAAGATGAAAAAAAGGGTTGACATATCTTCCAAAATGATGTAAGATATATATATCAAATCAAAACAAGGAACTTATATTATGGCACACGAACTTGAAATCATCAACGGTCAGGCACAAATGGCATACCGCGAATCAGCAGGTCTTCCTTGGCACGGCCTCGGTACTCCAGTCTCTGACGATATGACACCACAAGAAATGATGGTGACTGCTGGTCTTGATTGGTCAGTTGAGAAAGTACCAACTTTCATTGATTACAACGGCTCAAAAGTTGAAACAGGACAGGAAGCTCTTGTTCGTTCAACTGACGGCAAAATCCTTACTCAAGTGGGTAAAGGTTGGAACCCAGTTCAAAACTCTGAAGCCTTCGATTTCTTCACAGATTTCGTAAAAGCAGGTGACATGGTAATGGATACTGCAGGTTCTCTTAAAGAAGGTCAGATCGTATGGGCGATGGCTGACGTAAAAGACGGCTTCTCATTGTTCGGCGGTGACGAAGTAAACGGTTACCTTCTATTCTCTAATCCTCATCAGTACGGTAAAGCAATCGACGTTAAGTTTATGATGACTCGCGTTGTTTGCAACAACACTCTAGCAGTTGCTCTTAACGAAAAGGGTATGCCAGGTGTTCGTATCAATCACCGTTCTGAGTTTAATGCTGAGATGGTTAAGCAAGCTCTTGGTATTTCTCAAAACAAGATTGAGAACTTCAAAGAAGCTGCTGAGTTTCTTGGCTCTAAGCGTTACACAGATGAAACTCTTAAGCGTTTCTTTGGTAACATCTTTGGTGAGTCTAACCGTGAAGATCGTGATCTATCGCGTACAGCTCAACAAGCTATGGAATGTGTGGAAAACCAACCAGGCGACAACTTCCGTCCTGGTACATGGTGGAATGCATACAATGCAGTCACCTACATGGCAGACCACAAGCTAGGTCGTACTGCAGATACTCGCATGGCGTCGGCCTGGTTCGGAACAAATGCGAAGCGTAAGATTGATGCTCTTGATCTTGCGGTAGAAATGGCGGAGGCAGCATAAGCTGCCTTCCGAAAGGTGAAGAAATGAAAATACTCGTAATGGGATTGCCAGGTGCAGGAAAGACCTGGCTTTCCGAAAGGTTACAACAGCACCTTGAGTGTGCTTGGTATAACGCAGATAAAGTGCGTGGGATGGCTAACGACTGGGATTTCTCCCCTGAAGGTAGGAATCGCCAGTCTAGTCGCATGCGTACTATTGCAGATTACGAAAAATCCCAGGGAAGAACTGTAATCTGCGATTTTGTATGTCCTACTAAACAAACTCGCGCTGATTTCGATGCAGACATTACGATTTGGATGGATACTATTGAAGAGGGTCGTTTCGAAGATACAAATAAGATGTTTGAAACACCAAAGAATATTACCTTCCGAGTTGATAAAAGATTGAATGATGCTGGAGTAAGAGAACTAGTAGTTATGATTGAACGGTTATTAAAAGGAGAATAAATAGATGCATGATAAACCGATTTTTGATTGGCAAAAGCCAACCGTTCAAATGCTGGGCCGTTGGCAGCCTTGGCATGATGGGCACACCGCCCTCTTCAAAAAAGCCTTATCAATTACAGGGCAAGTGTGTATTATGGTCAGAGATGTTGGCGGAATAGTAGGCCAAGATGCTGGTGCTGGTCGTACAGCAGCCCAAACTGATAATCCGTTCGGTGAGATTCAAGTAGTTGAAAACATCGAAAACGGTCTTTCAAAAGAGGGCTACACTAATGGATATGAATATAGTATCCTATGTGTTCCCAATATCGTTGATATTTCTTACGGTCGTGGTGTTGGGTATACATTTACTGAGCACGATCTCGGTGAAGATATTCACAATATCTCAGCAACCAAAATCCGAGCGCAAATGCGCGAAGACGGTAAACTATAAAATTATATGAGGATGTATGACAATGAGTGATTTACCATCAACTATTACGAGTGAAGATCGTAAAAAAGTTCAAAATGCTTTGAAGGAAATGTCTGATAGCATGACGCGCGTATCAGCTGAAAAAGATCTACAAAAAGATATTGCTCAGCGAATGCTCGACGAGATTGGAGTACCTAAGAAGGATTTCAATAAGCTTGCTCGTATTTACCATGCTTCAAACCTAATGGAAGAAGCAGCTCGTAATGAAGAGTTTATGGAATTTGCTGAAGCGATCATGGCGCCACCTGAACGTCAAATAGAAAGTAGTTAAATGAAAAACGTAAAACCCATTGGATGGGCAACAACAATCACATCAGTATTAAGTATGCCACGTGAAATGTGGGACAGTGTGATGACAGTAGAAAAGTCACCACTAAGAAATCTAGACCCTATGGTAGGACACATGATCTTTCAATGTTTGTTCTTTATTTGGTCAGGCATCTTTGCAGTAATGGTAGGAAGTTTTTATGCGTTTGGCATTAGTGCAACATTTCATATCTTGTTAATCAGTGGTATTACAATTACAGCAGTGACATTCCGTCAAGCAGAAAAGAATCCAGAGTCACTTAACAATTTGTTAAAGTCAGGACGCAAGTACAACGGCCGAGCAAATGGTGGCGAACATGAGTGAGCAAACACAATATTGCACTACAAAAGGCTTAGGCTGGGCATTCTTGGTAATCATTCTAACATTTACAGCACTACCTTTGCTGATGTCACTGGCTATCATGGGTCCAGAAGAATACGCTAGAGCATGTAAAGTAGCAATTCATATGCCTTGTTTCGGATTAGGAGAATAATATGACAGAAGGACCATTTCAGTCAGCGTTTGAATCTGACGCCGTAGGTGTGATTCGTAGAGAGATTGTAACCTATCGTATGCGAGATGGCATTATGATAAAAGAAACAGCGTGTCGTGACTATTACAAAAGCGGTGACTATCACGACTCACAATCAACAACACCAATGGTAGAACGATAATGAAAATAGCTAATAAAGACCCGGGCAAGTTTCACTTTTATGTGAGTCTTGCTAAAAGCATAGTACGCATTGCAGCAGGTATTGCTCTTTGTATGGGTGCGTTCTTTTTATCAGGCTTGCTATTTGTAGCAGCAGAAGTATTAGGCATTGTGGAGGAACTATGAGTGGATGGCACGGAGGAAAAGGTGATGGAAGAAGAAAAGGCGCAGATGACAACAAGTACAGAGACAACTGGGACAGAATCTTTGGTAAGCGAGACAGTAGCAACACTAAAGGGAATACCAACAAAACCGGATCTAAAGAATCAACTGGAACAAAACGTTCTCGTAGTTGACTTTACTAAGTTAAATGGTGACAAGCGAGTAATGACTTGCACACTGCGTGAAGATATCAAGCCAGCTGCAACTAAAACTGACACTATGAGTCAAAAGGCTGTCCGAGAAGTATCAGATGCAGTTGTAAGCGTATGGGATGTCAACGCAAAAGGCTGGCGCAGTTTCCGTTATGATCGTATCAATGCAGTAAACATTGTTGAAGAATATCTAACAGAATGGTATAATAAAGGTTGACAACACCTAATATC